GATTTTCGTGTGCTCCGACGGCACCGCCGAAAACTTCGTGCACATGGAATACCGACCTGTCGCCGGCCGCGCCGCGCAGTTGGTCGAAGGCTGGAAACAGTTCGAGGCCGACCTGGCCAACTTCGAAATGGCCGAGGCTCCGTCGATTATCGTCGGCAAGGCTCCGGACGAGCTGCCAGCGCTACGCATCGAACTGACCGGCATGGTCACCGCGAGCAACCTCAAGGTGTTCGAGGATTCGGCTCTCGCTGTCATCGACTCCGTCAAAACCACGCTGCAGACCGACCAAGATTTTGCCGACGCCAAGAAGGCGGTCAAGTGGTGCGGCGATGTCGAAGAAGCGGTTGCGGTAGCGAAGAAACAAGCGCTCTCCCAAACCCAAAGCATTGACGAGCTTTTCTCGTCTCTGGATCGAATCAGCGCACATGCTCGCGAGACGCGCTTGAAGGTCGACAAGCTTGTGAAGGCTCAAGAGCTGCTGGTGAAGACCAACATCAAGCAGAAGGCTGAGCAGGCGCTGGCGGATCACGTCGCGGCCATCAATAAAACACTGGGCCGGGTGACGTTGCCAGCGGTTGCTTCCGACTTCGCCGGCGCGATGAAGAACAAACGCACCATCGCCAGTCTGCAGGACGCCGTCGATACCGAGCTGGCTCGAGCAAAAATCGCCGCGAGCCAGTCAGCAGATGCAATTCGCTTGAATTTGACCAGCTTGGCCGAGCTCGCGCCCGACCATGCATTCTTGTTCAACGATATTCAGCAGCTCGTCCTCAAGGCCAACGACGACCTGGTCGCGCTGATCAAGGTGCGAATCTCTGAGCACCAGAAGGCTGAGGAGCAAAAAGCCGAGGCGCAGCGTGAACAGATCCGACAACAGGAGCTGCAACGGATCGAAGCCGAGGCGAAAGCCAAGGCCCCTGTTGAGCCTGCACCAATCGTCAGTCCAGCACCGGTAAAAGCAACCTCGCCGGTTCAGTCAGCCTCGAAGCCAGCGACCACAACTACGGCGCCGACGAACCTGCAGGCCGAAGTGTTTGATCTGGAAGAGCTGATCAAATCAGTTGCCTACGGCCAAGCGCCTATCTCGGTGCTGACCGTGAGCTGGGAACACCTTGACGCGCTGGTCGCCGATCAAGGCAACAAATTCAGCATGGCCGGCGTGAGGCTGGTAAAGGTGGCGGCATGATCAGTCTCAACCTCAACGCAGTTCGGGCAAAACAAACTGAGTCGGAACAGATCGCGGCGGCGATGGCTGACTTCTGGACGCGGCCCGGCGGCACCTTTCAGGAGTTGCCGCCGGCTCGCACGAAGCCAAGGCCTACGCGGCGCGACTGGGTAGACCCTGAAACGGTCCTCAAGCGTCGGCCGAAACCGATATCCGCCGCTGACCGCAAGGCTCTGCGCAAAATGGCGGACTCGCTATGAAGTCGAAACGCAAACCATGCAATCGGCGCGTGCAGATCGAGCGCAGCATGCGGGCGTTGGTCAACACCCACCACGCAGCTGTCATCAACATTGATCCAAGCGGCCTGCAGGTCATGATCAACTGGAAGAACGGCAAGCAGATCCAGTCGAGAGCGGTTTCCGACGCGCTCTGCGATGTCGCGCACCGCTGGACGATTTACATCGCAGGCATCTGCGTTCGTCAGGACGGCGCCCAGTACATCAAGTCGATCGATATCAAGCCGGACGGCGTGCATCTGGTGGAAAGACTCTCGGATGTCCTGGAGCATTTCTACGAAGAGGTGAAGGCTGACTGCAATCCCAATCACCGGATCGGCATGGGCTGGCTGGCCGTGCCCGGTGACAGGCCGGTACCAGAAGCGCGGTTGTCAGCGCTGCTGGCTTCGGTCGGCGCCTGGCATCAGGTGAAGGTTGCAGCGTGAGACGTTTCCGCACCCAACAACGCAAACGACAGACCTGGCTGGACTTGCCGGCCAGCGGAATTGAAGAGGTAGGCCATGGCAAAGAGCAATGCAGATCGCTCAGCGAAAGCCGCGGCGAAGAGGAAATCAGGCTGCACTGCCTGCCCGGTACGCGCCAAGCACTTGCTGAGCTGATGGCCTGGAGCGGCATCGAGGAACAGGGCGAGGCCATTACGCTGATGATTCACCACCTGCACGGACTTGGACCGGGCGGCGCCCTACCCCTGCTCACTCCGCCGCGACACGAATATGTAATACCTGAAAACGTGTCGCGGAAATTGAAGCTGGCGTACCGCCGTGAAGAGTTGCGGATACGCCAGGACGACTGATTACCTCAGAACTGTCTTCAGGTGCTCGAGATATGAAGCTGCCTCAGTCTTCTGAGTGGTGCCAGATGGACCGCTTTCGCTCATGACCCTTGAATGGGCATCAGCAAACACCTTGGAAGTTTCGGTGCTCATCTGGTTGTTTTTGATAAGGGCGATCAAAAGGCTTTTGAGCGCATCAATTTGAGCTTGTTGCTGACTCATTTGAATCTCCTTGTGCCGGACGAAACGCCGGTCCCGTAATACCCCAACCCGAACCAAATTGCCACCACCGGTCACGGAGGGCACCGCCCTAGCCAATATCTCGATCGACCCAGTGTTTGGCGAGCCAGCTTGGAATCAACAGCGTTCGGGAGGCGTCAATTTTCTTGTCGGCATCTGGCAAATGAGCAACTTCAACACCGAAATAAACCATCCAGCTTCCATCTGCCTGCATTTCGAGAGCTGTTAAGTACGTCCCCACCTCTGCTTCGGTCAGACCGCTTTGCTCCGCGATCAATTTGTTGGAAGGTTTTTCGTCCATCTCAGGCTCCTTGGTCCGGCTCCGTGCCGGGGCGATAACAAATATCGAAACGGCCGGCAATGCGTCTGCTCAGACAAGTTTCGGCGCTTCAACCAGCCGATGCGCCGACTCCATGTAGTTAGCCAGGTCGATCACCTCCCGAAGGAACACGACCACCTCAAGCTTTGCTGCGTCGTCCGGCAGTCCTATCCGTTTCAGCATTGCTTTAGCGTCCTCTTCGATAGCCGCTAGCGCATCTACATCGCTCTGCAACCTCATGTCGGCCTCCTGCCAGTGTGAGATTGCAGATAAATACCCCACTTCTACGAATCACGCCAGCCGGCGAGGATCCCCTATGCCTATTCACAACATCGTCAGCATGAGCGGCGGTAAGGACAGCACGGCTACGCTGCTGATCGCCCGAGAGCTGGAGGTGCCGAACCTCAGCGCAGTGGTGGCTGACACCGGGCACGAGCATCCGGAAACGTACGACTACATCCACTACCTGGCTGAGGCCACTGGTGTTCCCATCCGGTGGGTGAAGGCAGACTTCTCCAGGCAGATCGCCGGTAAGCGCAAATTCATCGAAACGAAATGGCGCGAAAAGGGCGTGGCGGAATCTGTAGTGCTTGGCGCTCTGGAAGTCTTGCACCCAACCGGCAACCCGTTTCTGGACTTGTGCTTATGGAAAGGCAGATTCCCCAGCACCAAGGCGCGCTTCTGCACCGACGAACTCAAGCGCAACCCAATCATCGAGCAGGTTTACCTGCCGCTCATGGACGGCGAGAACATGCTGCTGTCCTGGCAGGGCGTTCGGGCTGATGAGTCGCCGGTCCGCAAGTACCTTCCAGAGTGCGATGAGGTTGGAGGCGGCCTGTTTAACTACCGGCCGATCTTGAAGTGGACGGTTGATTCGGTCTTCGAGGCTCACCGCGCCGCCGGCATCAAGCCGAACCCGCTGTACTTGCAAGGCTGTAACCGCGTTGGGTGCATGCCATGCATCATGTGCGCGAAGGACGAACTGCGACAGATTGCGGCCAGATGGCCGGAGGAAGTTGACCGGGTGCGCGAGTGGGAACGACTGGTGAGCATCGCCAGCAAACGAGGCGCCGCCACATTCTTCGCCACCGTCACCGACCCTACCGTGCGATCGGATGACAAGGTCAGCGCCGTCACGCACGGCATTGACCGAATAGTCGATTGGAGCAACACCGCGCGCGGCGGCCGCCAGTACGACATGGTCGACCTGATCGCACGTACGGACGACAGTCACAAGTGCTCATCAGCCTACGGGCTTTGCGAGTGAACTACCTGATGAGCTTGGGACGTAGATAGTCTTCGACATTGGAGAGAGCGGCGTCCATCTCCTTCTTGAAATCATCATCTCCTTCGAGCGGTGACTCATACAGAACGTCCCTACGCTCGCTGAGAATTTTTTGATATGAACGAACCCGGCCTTCGACTTCATCGGGGTTTATCGACACTAGGTACGTGCTTACATTGATCCAAAGTTCATGCTGCAGTTTGAAAATCGGAGTGAAAAGCGACTTCAGCTCCGCATCCCACACAGCCTCGCTCTCAAGAATGGACGTGGCAAGTCTAGCCCGGACTTCAGCGACCATCGTAAAACGACTCTGATAAGCGCGTGCGGTATTTCTGTAGCTGATTTGCGAAAATGTCAGGTTTTTAGGTTCGTCCTCGGGAACTCCTCCCTCCCCACCTAATATCACCGGGTTTCGCACATGGCTAATGCAGTCACGCAGCTTATATAGGTCTATCAGCAATCGCCGCGAAAGGTCGTGATCGGCTGTTCCTTTGTTTTGTCGGCGCCATGTCGCCAGCCCGGAAAATCCAACCCAAGCGGCCAGACCAACACCAATTGCGCTCACGACTGTGCTGATCACGCTGAAAACATCCTTAGTAAGCGCCCAGTCGGCATCAGTGATAGCTAAGCAAATCGACATCATTAACCTCCGAAAATTGGCCGAACTATACCGGCGAGGATCCCCTATGTCCGCACAACAGAAGAAATACCCCTTCGATTTCAAAACTCAATACGGACTCGGCTTCAGCACTCAGGACGATGAGATCGTTGTCGACTTCTTCTGCGGTGGCGGCGGCGCCGGTACCGGTCTGGAAATGGGACTGGGCCGCGCTGTGAATGTCGCGAAGAACCATAGCCCTCAGGCGATCAGCATGCATACCGTGAATCACCCGGGCGCTGTGCACTACACCACCGACGTGTTCGATGGTGACCCAGATACTGAATGCGGCGGAAAGGCCGTCGGCTGGTTCCATATGTCGCCGGACTGCACGCACCACAGCCAAGCTGCCGGCGGACAGCCGCGCAAGCGTGAGATCCGGAACCTGTCGTGGATCGGCCTGAAGTGGGCCGGCAAGAAAAAGCCCCGCGTCATCAGCCTGGAGAACGTGAAACAGATCCTTCAGTGGGGGCCGCTGATCGCCAAGCGCTGCAAGGATACCGGCCGGGTGGTCACCCTCGACCTTGTACCGCATCCGACCAAACCGAAAAGCAAAATCAACCGGGTTGCCGACCTGGGCGAAATCGTCCCGGTGCACAACCAATTCCTAGTACCTGACCCAAAACGGCGCGGGCAGACCTGGGCCGTTTTCGTCGCAGAGCTGCGACACCTCGGCTATGTCGTGGAGTGGCGGGTACTGAAGGCCTGTGACTTCGGCGCACCGACCAGTCGAGAACGCCTGTTCATGATCGCCCGCTGCGATGGCCAACCGATTGTTTGGCCAGAGCCGACCCACGCAAAGAACCCTGCCAAGGGTCAGAAGAAGTGGCGTACCGCCGCGGAGTGCATCGACTGGACGGTACCGACCAAAAGCATTTTCGGACGACCTACCCCGCTTGCAGATGCCACACTGCGCCGGATCGCCAAAGGCATGAAGAAGTTCGTCATCGATGCTGCTGATCCATTCATTGTGCCGATCGCAAACTGGTCGGGCGAAAGCGTGCAGTCTGCCCACGACCCACTGCGCACCGTGACATCTTGGCCGCGCGGCGGTTCGTTCGCCATGGCCAGCCCAATCATTGCGCCGGCGACGCATCAAGGCAGCGACCGTATCAACGATCCACACGCCCCGCTGCCGACGGTCACCTGCGCGAATCGCGGCGAGCTGACGCTGATCAGCCCTACCCTGATTCAAACAGGCTACGGAGAGCGCGCAGGTCAGGTGCCGCGCGTGCCCGGTCTCGATCAACCGCTGGGCACCGTGGCCGCTGGCGGGGTGAAACACGCGCTCGCCGCTGCGCACCTGGTGAAGTTCCGCTTTGCGGACGAAGGCAAAGCGCTCGACGAGCCGCTGCCGACCATCACCAGTGGCGGCAACTATCAGCGCCCTGCCGGTGCGGCACACGCCATGGGTATCTCGACAGTATTCATGGCCCAGATGAATGGCGGGTTCAACACCACCGACGCCAAGAGCGTCGACGATCCAATGACCACGGTGACGAACACCGGCAGCCAGCAGCAGCTGGTGACGGCAAACCTGGTGCACCTGCGCGGTAACTGCGATGCACGCGACACCGCCGATCCGCTGCACACCATCAGCGCCGGTGGCACTCATCACGGGCTGGTCACTGCCTTCATGGAACGCCAGTTCGGCGCCAGCGTAGGCCAGAGCGTGGATGAACCGGCGCCGACCATCACGGCGGGCGGTGGCGGCAAGAGCTCGCTGGTCGAGCTGCAGCTCTCGCCAGAGGTTGAAGCCGGTGCGCTGCGGGTCGCTGCATTCCTGATCAGCTACTACGGTACCGAGAACATGAGCGCCGCCGACGCGCCAGCACCAACGATCACCACCAAGGATCGGCTGGGCCTGGTAACCGTCACCATCAAGGGCACGCCGTACGTGATCGTCGACATCTGCCTGCGGATGCTGCAACCGGCCGAGCTGTACAAGGCTCAGGGCTTTCCCGCCGACTACATCATCAGCCACGGAGCCGACGGCAAGCCGTTCACCAAGACCCAGCAGGTGCACATGTGCGGAAACAGCGTCAGCCCACCGCCGATGGCCGCATTAGCGATGGCCAATAATCCTTGGCTACATTCAGTTCGCCAAGCGAGGGTCGCCTAGCCATCACTTCAACGGGTTAGCGCTTGCTTGATGATTTTGTAAAGATGGACGTCAGATTCCCGAGTAATCTCTACAAGCTCATTGTTGATCCGACCCAAGTGAACACTGATAAACACACATATTGCTTCCCCTGTCCGACCATTTATTTCGTCGCATACAGCCTTAAGATCTTTTTTTACCTTAGATCGCAGTTCATAAGGGTTTATGGGAAAGGATCTTAATTGGTCTTCAGTAATAAAAAACAAACTGCTACGCCAATTCTTCGCGTACCTGTTTATCGCGGCATCCCACATGAGCCCGGATCGCTCAAGATCCTGGAGCTCAGTTGATAACTTGGAGTCTTCAATGCCCCTAGCCTTCTGGAGCCAGTAGGCTTTGATGTGCGTGATGTGGGTGAAGATCACTCGTAAATCTTCAAACGAGTCGCTTAACTCTTTAAGCGTGACAAATCGCTTCTCAAATCCAAACTGTGCTCTCCAAGCGCCAAGAGTCCATATTGCGAAGCAAGCAGTGGCCACCGTGGCCATAAAGCTCAAAAGCTCCCAAATATCTTTCCAGCCAGAGAGAGAGTTAATATTCACGCCAGATAGAAGCATGCCCAGTACCACGCCCACACAAACAAGCAACAAACATATTAAATACCTGAATCTATCCACGCGGCCTCCTGCTCTTAATCACTGATTATGCCTCAGTGATGGAGACGGGACTACATACCTCACACCAATGAACCCTCCCCCTTCAAAGTCAGCCGCTATAGCGGCAAGGACGAAGTCATGTCTGAAGAAAATGATTTGCTATGGCCTGGCGAAGGCCTGCCACCTGTTGGAACGGTGTGTCAGCTAAAAAATGTTGAGCGTAATTCGGACTGGCGCATTGAGTCTAAAGACGGCGCCAAGGTGACCATCATCGCTCACTATGAAAATGCCGGAACATTGGTTGCTGCTTTCACGGTTGGACAGCCGGGCATTGACCTCGTTGTTGATAGCGCGATCGCTGGAAACTTCGAGCCGTTACAAAGCGAACGGGAAATGGTTTGTCGCCAAATGCTTGCAGATGTGCACCACGATGTGAGCGCCGCGGCATTACGTCAGGCGCAACGACTTTATGACGCCGGCTGGCGAAAACAGGCCGCGCCATGATCGCCCTCGCCTGGTTCGCCTACGTGTACTGCTACAAGGGGCCGCGGTGATGAACGAACAGAACACCAAAGAGTTTTACTCGGCCGATCAGGCTGCTCAGCATGCCGCCGACTGGTGCAAGCGCAACCCAGCATGGCGCCGGATCTGTGATATCCCGGATATCTCCGTGTTCGAAAAAACCTACGATGAGATTCCAAAACGCGAGCGCGCCTATTGGGACAAGAACGGCGGCGAAGAATGCTGGCGAGAATTCGGCACCGGAGGAACCAAGGTGCCAACTGGTTTCATCTCCGGCAAGGGTGAGTTTTTCGACCATGTGCTCAAGGTGCCGCTCCATCACAACCTGATGACGGTTTATCGCGTTGGCAGGCGCTGGAAGCCATGAACCGCATGGTCAGCGTCCGCACCGAGGAACTGACCGGTCCGGCGCTGGACTGGGCAATCAACGCGATCGAGGGTGAGCAGCAGCCCGCGGCGGGCCAGCTGGATCTCTTCGCCCTGCCCGACGCCGAGCGCCTGATCACGAAGTACGGCGTCTGGGTCGATATTGGACATCTGCACGCATGGCTGGCCGACGCGACGAACGACCCATTCAACCGCCAGCCCGGGGAAACTCGAACCATCGCTGTGTTCCGCGCCGTGGTGTTCGCCAAGCGCGGCGCCGCGGTCAACGTCCCCGCCGAACTGATCCAGCAATAACCCCAACCACTCAACAGCCTGCCGGTGTACGGCGGGCGAGGAATCCCCGTGAGCAATGCACTTGATAACCGACCACTGCTGGTCCGCCTGCAAAACCGAATTGAAAAACTCAATCCAGAAGGACACAGAGGCGCAACACCCGTCGACGTCGAACTTCACCGGCAGTCGGTGGAAGAGATCGCCGGGTTGTCGGCAACTGTCGCCGCACTCAGTAAGAACGTGGTCGAGTTCACCCGCGAGGACTTCGACGCCACGCTCAACAACCTTCGCCGAATGGGCGCCAGCATCGACGGCCACAACGCCTATAAGCGCGATCTGCTCGACGCAGTTGTGGGAGCCCTGGCCCTCGGCGCACAGAACAGCAACCCGCCGCCATCCGATCACTGGGCAACGCGATTCTGGGAAATCGGTCGGGAAGAGCGCGAGCTGCACGAAGAGCTGGTCGCGGCCCTGAAGCTCACCCGCGAGAACCTGCGCGCTTGCCAAGCCACCATTCACCTGGCAGGCGGGTTCGACCCCGCATATGTCGATGATGCACAGGCTGCCATGAAGGTAGCCGACGCAGTTTTGGCCAAGGCCGGCGCATAACCCATCACCACCTTCTGCCGCCACGCGCGGCATGGAGCATCACAATGGCAAAAATTCTGGCCCAGATCACGGTCAAGTTGCCGCGCCTTATGGAGGCAGGCGAGTACAGAAAGCTCCGCTACGTCGGCGGCAAGCCGAGTTTGCAGCAGTTGAAAAAATGGATTGAGGAAGGCGAAGTGGTAGGAGAAGTAAAAGGCGGGATGTATTTCGTGGATGTGCAGGCGGCCGTGATGGGGTCAGATGATCCCCTACTGGCCAAGATGTTGGAGATAGGCTGATGGCTGCCCGGCCGCGCACGCTCAAAAACAGGAAGCTACCGCCAAATCTTTACCCGAACGG